ATGACGCAGACGGCTTATGATTTTACGATCAAAGAAAAAGTAAGAAAGGGGTAAATGAGAAATGGCAGCAGAAGCAGAAAGGATTATCTTGAGGTCGGGCTATATTCACGTTGCGACGTTCACAAAATGACAGGCAATCCCTAACCCCGAAGACTTTTGTAAAGACGACACGCTTTTCGCCTACATCAAGGGCGGCGCGACGATCGAATACGCGCCCGAGTTTTACGAAGCCAAAGACGATATGGGAAAGGTCGCAAAGACGGTTGTCACGGACGAAGAAGTAACATTGAAATCGGGCATTATGACCTTTACGGGAAACACGCTTGCGAAGCTGTGCGACACCGCCCGCGTATCAGAGCGTGAAACCGCAGACAAAGGGAAGAAATACCGCGTAGTAAAGGTCGGCGGCGCAGGAAACGCGAGGGGCGCAAAATATGTTATTTGCTTCCACCACGTCGACGCAGCAGACGGCGATATTTACTTAATGATTATCGGGCAGAATCAGGCGGGCTTTTCGCTTTCATTCGCCAAAGACACCGAAACCGTCGTCGACGCGGAATTTCACGCGCTGCCTATGGACGGCGAGGGAACACTGATTGTCTACACCGAGGAAATTGTCGAGGTCGGCGGACAGCAGGACAGCGGCGACAACGGCGGTAGCGGCGGCAATGAGGGCGGCGAAGAAAGCGGCGCGGACGACACGGCGGGCGATTAAAAAAGACGCCGTATAGCCCGAATAAACCACGACAAACGGTAGCGGCGGGGCGGGCAGACATAAACCCGCGCCGCCGTTAGTTTTTCAGAGAAAAAACACGAAGAAAGGGGTCACAACATGGCTAATGTATCATTTGACTTTAACAAAATTAAGAGATCGTTTTTTAACGTCAAATTAAAGGACGGACGCAAATTACAGGTAAAAATGCCGATGAAGAAAACCTTCGACAAATTATCGGCGTTACAGAATTTGGATCAGAACGAAGTGGAAATAAATGACGTAATGGACACATACGGCGCATTGTGCGCGGAAACATTGTCCCACAATTTGAACAAAGAAACGGTAACAACAGAATACATGGTTGGCAATTACGACATTGAGGAAATGACGGAGTTTATAAAGCAGTTTTATATTTTTGTGGGCGGGGTAACGGAAGACCCAAACTGAAATTGCCCTACTACGCAGGGGGCGAAAAGCAAAAATATTATTACAAACCAGAAACCGAAAGTGAACATTTAGTCATTTCTTATACGGGGCTGAATTATTGGCAGGTAGAAGAAATGGACTTTGACGAATATCTTTTCTTCGTCCGCGAAGCGTATATTTTCAACCTAAATCAGACTGAGGACGGGCGAAAATACCTTGAAAACTGTTGGAGAATGACACAGACGAAATCAGACAGAAACGCGTTACGGGATAAGTTCGGGAAAGGCGCGAAACATGGGAAATAATATCAAGGGAATAACGATAGAGATCGGCGGGTCAACACAAAAACTTGACCAAGCGTTAAAGGGCAACGAAAAGATCGCTAAATCGCTGCAAGAACAGCTAAAAGCGGTAAACACAGCCCTTAAACTCGACCCGACAAACATGGAAGCGGCGAGGAAAAAGCAGGAATTACTATCGGATGCGGTAGAGAATACAAAAGAGAAATTAACGACCCTAAAGGAAGCGCAGGAAAAGGCGAAAGAAGCGTTTGACAAGGGGGAAATGAGCGCGGAACAATACCGCGCAATAGAAACGGAGATAATTAGTACCGAAAACGAGTTAAAACGCCTTGAAGATGAATTAAAGAACGTACACGGCGCAGCGGACGCAGTAGGGGCAAAATTCGAGGAAATAGGCGGGAAGGTTTCGGGCATAGGCGACAAGATCACGGGCGCAGGAAAAGCATTTGCGCCCGTATCGGCGGCGGCAACGGCATTAGGCGCGGCGTCGGTCGCTTCGCTTATGGAAATGGACAAGGGTTACGACATTGTCATAACCAAAACGGGCGCAACGGGCGAAGCGTTAGAAGATTTAACCGAGCAAGTAGACGACGTATTTTCTTCTTTGCCGACATCGGCAGAGGACGCGGGAATTGCAATCGGGGAAGTAAATACGCGTTTTGGGCTTACGGGTGACGCGTGCGAAGAACTTTCTAAAGATTTTATCCGTTTTGCGGAAATAAACGGCACAGACCTAAACACGGCGATTGACAGCGTAGACGCGATTATGACAAAATTCGGCGTTGATAGCAAAGACGCGACCGCCGTATTAGGTCTTATGACGAAAGCGGGGCAGGACACGGGGCTTTCTATGGAAGTATTAGAAAACGCCCTAAACACAAACGGCGCAACACTTAAAGAAATGGGGCTTGACCTTACGGAGTCCGTAAATCTGCTTGCGCAGTTTGAAGCGTCGGGAGTTGACACCACAACTGCACTTGCAGGGCTGAAAAAGGCACAGCAGAACGCGACGGCAGAAGGAAAAACCCTTGACGAAGCATTAACGGAAACAATAGCGGATATAAAGAACGCGTCGAGCGAGACGGAAGCGCTGCAGATTGCGACGGAACTTTTCGGAAAAAAAGGCGCGGCAGAAATGACACAGGCAATCCGCGAGGGGCGTTTCTCGCTTGAAGACCTTACGGGGTCTTTATCAGATTATGGGACGGTCGTAGAAGATACGTTTAACGCGACGCTCGACCCGTGGGACGAAGCGAAAGTCGCAGTAAACAATTTGAAGGTCGCAGGCGCGGATTTGGCGGGCGAGCTTATGAAATCGCTACAGCCGATCATAAGCGGAATTATTACGAAAATAAAAAACTTTACTTCGTGGTTTAAGAATCTGGACGACGGGGCTAAACAGATGATAATAAGGATCGGGGCGATCATTGCAGCGGTATCCCCCGTACTTATGACTATAGGCAAACTAACAAGCGGATTTGGCGGGCTTATATCAAAAATCGGCGGCGTTATCCCGAAGTTAGGCGGGTTAAAAGGTGCAATCGCGGCGATCGCTTCCCCCGTAGGAATTGTCGTCGCGGCGATCGGCGCACTTGTGGCGGCGTTTGTGTATTTCTACAAGACGAACGACGAATTTAGGGAAAAAGTCAATAGTGCCGTCGAGAAGGTCAAAGAGTCCTTCCAGTCGATGATCGAAAAAGTAAAACCGCTGCTCGAACAATTCAAAGTAGCTTTCGACAATCTAATGATAGCGTTACAACCCGTTTTTCAGTTTATCATAGACGGAATTTTGAAAATCGTAGACGGGATAATGGCAGCAATGCCGTCTATCATCAGCGCAATAACAAACGCGGTCGATTTTGTGACAAATATCGTAAACGCCGTAATAGCGTTACTTCACGGCGACTTTGACGGTTTTTTCTCATACATAAGCGCAGCGCTTCAAAACGCGGTCGACTTCGTTATGAATATCTTAACGGCGTTAGGAACGTTTCTTTCTTCGTTATTTTCGGGGATCTGGGAAACGATCGTCGGAATTTTTCAAGGGGTCGGACAATGGTTTTCTGATCGGTTTAATGAAGCATACACGGGAATTTGCAATATTTTTTCCACAATCGGTCAGTGGTTTGCCGCGCGTTGGATGGACATACAGAACGCCCTTGCTACCGTGGCGACGTGGTTCGGCACGATGTTCACAAGCGCAGTAACGGCAGTACATAATGCTTTTTCTGCAATCGGTCAATGGTTCGGGGCGAGGTGGACGGAAATAAAAAACGTGTTTTCGACCGTGGCTTCGTTCTTCCGGGAAAAATTTAATGCGGCGGCGGCAGCAGTAAAAAACGCGTTTTCGTCAATTCCGCAGTTCTTTTCTGATTTGTGGCAGAAAATAACGGCGATTTTCGTAGACGCGGGGCAAAAGGTAGCAGACGGCGTTATGGGCGCATTCAAGTCCGCATGCAATGCGGTATTCGGTACGATCGAGAATATCGTAAACGGGTTCGTAGATGCAATAAACAGCGTTATAGGAGTGATTAACGAAATCCCCGGCGTAAGCATCGGG